TGGACAACATTCTGGAGCCCGGGGCAACAATGGCGCGTTTGAGTCGCGAGGCTGGTGGTGATAGCAACAAGTTTGAAAGCTTAATCGTTGATAGCGGCTACGATGGTTACGCTATTTCTGACTTCGGAATGATGGTTGTTATGAATCAAGATGTGCCTGTTAACTACGAAGGCACAGTTGATGAGGTTCATGGCGGCAAGAAGTTTTCTCTCCGTGCGCCTACAACACCAGAGTTTAAACGCTTCTTTGGCAACAGCAAGGCCGTAAACCCAGACGGTACACCCAAGGTGATGTACCACGGAACAGCTCGCATCATCGACGAGTTTATTCCAAAGCAAGCCGGTGCGATATTCGTTACCGACAACCCAGAGTTTGCAGGAAAGTTTTCAGAAGACTCTGTGAACTACATGGTGCTTGAGCAGATTGACAAGCTTGCTGAGTCCTATGCAAAAATGACGCCTGCAGATCAGGTTAAGTTTTTGAAGAAGGCATACCGTCTTGGCGCAAAAAATAACGAAATTTCAAAGAACGTTGCTAAGGCAAACATTAGCACCCTTGATTCCGATCTTGAGAGCGGAAGGTTTGCAGATCTAAGCCAAGCCTATTTCAATGAAGTTTCAGAATTCTTTCGTGATTCGATTCGCAAAGAATTAAAGTCTGGCGAAAACATCATGCCCTTGTACGTTAGGGCAGAGAATCCTTTTGACTTTGAAAACCCTGCGCATGTTAACCAAGTTTACGCTCGCTTAGTTAATATGTTGAGTGAGCAGTATGCAATCTCAAAAGAAAGGCTCGCAACTGGCGACTGGCCTGCGATTGAAGACGAAACCGTTCAGCAAATCATCAAAGACCTTGGGCATGATGGCTTCTATGTCAAAGAAGGGGGTGAAAAGAACCTTGCTGTCTACAATCCTAACCAGATTAAGTCTGCCACTGGCAACCGTGGAACGTTCGACGAGAGCGGTCGTATCCTTTACTCGCTAAAGAATGCACCACCTAATCGCTACACCAAGCTGGCAGAGAGCGCTCCCACTACAGGCGAGGCAATCACCAAGGTAGCCACTTCTGCCTTTAACGCGGTGCGTAATGACGGCACCCGTACAAGCGCACGTATCAATCTGGTTGACCGCTTTGCCGGTGTGAGCAAGACCCTGTCTCCGCTCCCTCTCTTTAGCGACGGTGTATTACGCGCTGATATGTTGCACCATGCCAAGGCTCAGGGAATTAACCTGATCAAGGGCGGTCTGGTCAGTGGCATCCCTGTGCTAAACGGTGATGGCACTATCGGCATCCAGATTAGCGAGAACAACCTTGCACGTGCTGCATACCTTGCCGACAAGCTTGATACAAACCAGAACGTTGTTGACTCAGGTCTTAGCGGTCGTTCGTATATGTCAGAGGTTGCCCGTATCCTGCGCGGCATGGACATCATCGAGGAAGACAAGGCAACCCGCGCATTGGGTGAGCAACAGATCAGCGATGCCAACTTCTTTGCCAACGAGCTTAAGAAAGAGCTTAAAGCAGGCAACATAACGGCAACGCAGGTTGTGCAGTTCCAAGGTCAAATTGACAAGCTGCGCGAAGAGGGCAACGCTAATCGCAAGGTCAATCGAGAGCTACAGGTCAAGCCTGAAGATATCGCTTGGGCGCAGAAGCAGTTGCAGATCACACCGGAAGTCCAAGAGATACTGGATATCTGGAAAGCGGTTAACACATCCTTGGTTGACCTGTGGGAAAACGTTGGCCTGCTCGACAAAGAGACAGCCGACAAATACCGCGCAGCGAAGAACTATGTACCGCTGTTTAAATCACGTGAAGATTTAAACGAAGAAGGTTTCTTTCGTACCGGCACCGGTGCCAAGACAACAGCAAAGATCAAGGCTCTGAAAGGAGCTACAGATCAGCGCAACATCTTGGAGAACATCGACAAGCAGTACGCCACGATGATTGCCGCTGCCTATGAAAACCAGACACGCCGTGTATCTGTTGAGCAAATGCGAGGCATTTCTGAAGAGCTGGCTGAGATTACCAACGCATCTGATCCCCGTGTAAACCTCCGATACCGTGAGAACGGCAAGGATGTACACGTCATCATTGAGAACCCGAACGACCTAGCTGCGTTCCAGTCAATGACCTATCAGCTCAGCCCGATCATGAAGGCGTTTGGAGGTTTCACCAAAGTCCTACGGGCGGGCGCATTGCTTAACCCTATGTTCTGGATCAGGCAGCTTATTCGCGACCCTATATCCGCCACGCTAACGGGGCAGGCAGGCATTGTCACGCCGTTCCATTCTGCCAAAGAGTTCCTGTCGGTCATCACCCGCAACTCCGAAGAGGCGAAGATCCTTGCCTCACGTGGTGTGATTGGTCAGTTCGACAGTACCGTTACCCTACAGGAATACTTGGGCAACGTTGGCAAGGACAAGCAGCAGTCGCCCGGGATGATCCAACGCGGTTTACACAGGCTGCTCGAGATCCACGAAGCGTCTGATGCTGCCACCCGTATTGCCATCTACAAGAAGGCAAAGGCTAAGGCTCTTAAAGACGGCATGTCGGAGAGCCAAGCTGTTGACTACGCCGTGTTTAAAGCACGTGAGTCGATTAACTTTGCATTGACCGGCAACTCGCCAACCCTTGCAAACCTGCGCCAGATGATCCCGTTCCTGAACGCCACGATTGTTGGCTTGGATACGCTCTACCGCGCAGCCACAGGTTACGGTTTAAACCCTGAAGAGCGGGCCAAGGTTCAGCGGATGTTTGCTACCCGCGCCATGATGATGGTTGCTATGACCGTTGCGTATGCCGCGTCTCTGCAGGATGACGATGACTACAAGAAGCTGCCTGACTATGTGAAGGACGGCAACTGGCTGATCCCGATGTCCACGGAGTCTGGCAAACAGTTCGTCAAGGTAACGGTTCCATACGAAGTTGGCTTCCTGTTCAAGACCTTGCCTGAAGTCTTTGTGCGTTACATGTCTGGCACCAGTACAGGCAAGGAAGCTCTTGCCTCTATTCGCTCAGGGTTTATCCAGAATATGCCTACGGGCGGTGTGCCAGTCCCACAGGCTGTGCGCCCCTTACTGGAAGTGGTCACTAACCATTCGTTCTTTACCAACCGTCCTATCGAGGGCATGGGTGATTCCCGTCTGCCTGTCGCGGAGCGCGGGCAGAGAGCCAGTGAGTTTGCCAAGATGATGAGCGGTCTGGGTCTGGACAAGTTTAGCCTTTCGCCTGCCAAGATAGACGTTCTTACCAAGGGCTACTTTGCTGAGCTTGGTTCTTTCTTTAACGAGCTTTCTGGTGCTGTCATCAATACGGCAACCGGTAAGGAACCAACGCCGAAGAATGTGGATAACGCATTCTCAAGAGCGTTCCTGACAGATCCGTCTGTAAACAAGGCTATCTCTGATTTCTACGATATTGAACGTAGCGCACAAGAGACAGCCAACTTGTTTAACGACATGAAGAAACAAGGACGCGGTGAGGATTTGCGAGCTTTGCTTGCCGACCCTGAAAAGCGGATGCAGGTTGGTATCTCTCCAACTCTGAATCGGATACAGAAGAACATGTCGGATATCAATGCGGCTATCCGGATAATAGATAGAAACCAGTCTATCCCGCCACAGGAACGCAGGGCAAAAATAAACGAGCTTCAAGGTATTCTTGGAAAGCTCGCTGAGAAAGGGAATGAAGTGGCAGGGATTGCGGGTCTTAGTCGCTGATCCGCTGTTTGACCTGCTCGTAAAGCTCCCATTCGGTGCCGTACCTGCGCTCGAACTCTTTCTTCCAAGGGTGCCTTGATACGTACTCTGGGTTATTGTGTCCAGACCGGTGGTGCAACGGGCAAAGCGGGATAGTGTGCAGGTGACTTACCCGTCGGTTACCGTTCTGGTGGATGTGGTGTATATCAGCAGGTGAGACACCACGCTCCTCGTTTAAACACACTATGCAGCCAAGCTGCTGCACCTTGTCAAACCATTCCTTCTCACTCAACGTTGCCATGAGCCTTTGCCTCTTGAAGCTGCCTGCGTAATTCTCGTATTACCTTGCGGTAGAAGTCTACCTGTTCCATTGTGTTCTCAGCGCAGTCCTCGAACATTCCGTACGCTTTATGGTACGAGTATTTCCAGTACTGTATCTGCTCCTTATCGTTTAAACCCTCTATGTCCTTGACTAAGTTGAAATGCCTCCAGCTGTCCATTGCTATCCCCTTGTTTTAAGCATGGCATCAGCAATCGCGTAAGCTTCTTGCGCGTCCATGTAGTGCGTGTTGTAGTGGTGGTGAGGGTTGGCATACATGCCTTGCAGAGCTGCCGCCGCAAAGTAATCACGCAGGGTCATGCCCTCTGCCATGTCATCTGTTCTTTTCCATGTAGGAAATGCCGGTTGGTTCATTTGCTAATCTCCTCGATGAGTTTGTCTAGGTAATGTCGTGCCTTCTTTAAATCTTCAAGCCCGTGCTTCTCCTTGTAGCGGGATACGTACTTGATGATGTTGCCTTCAAGGTACCCGATGTTATTGCTAATGATGTAATCCCAAGGCTGTATTGCTTTGTTTTGGTAATGGTCTCCTCCTTCCTGTCGGTCGTTGGCTTTGGATTTCTTTAATGCTGTATCAAGAGCTTGCTTGATTTCTTCACGGCGGTCTAAGGGTGGGTACATACTGGGTTCCTCATCCATGCGGCGGCTTCATCGCACCTTGGTTTTAAAATGGCATCAGGTACTACTGATGTCGAACGTTCTTCTTTCGTCTTGTTAACTTTGATTGGCTGGGTAGCGTTCACTCCTTTTCCCATTGCGTAAACGCGCAGCCTTGTTCCTCGCTTGCTTCTTGCCCAAGCGCAGATGTGTGCCATCTCGAGTTTCAACAACTCAGCAAGGACAGCATCAACGGTGCTTTTTGGTAGGTCAACATGCTCGGCTAGGGCGTGCGACGTGCTGCGCTCTAGCTCGTTTAAACCCTGCTGAATGATGGTTGGGTTCTGTGCTTTAAGATTTATGTTTGGCATCTTTGCTCCTTATCATTGCATCACGATACCCCATTGCAAACGCCCTAAGCAATGTCATTTGGCTAATCTCAGCATTGTTTAAATCACGCATCACTTCACAGGCTCGGTCATGCGCTTGTTTCTGTAACTCCTGCCGTTGCGCTTTGCGCTCAAGCTCTTCCCACTCTTCGTCTTCAGTCATTCTTCTTCCTTCTTAAGCCTTTCTTTCAGCATATAAATTGCGTCCTTTATAACGTCATACCTAGCTACTGGATATAAGTTATTAAAATTTGGGTTCCAGTCAAGCTTGGTTTCATCTGCTTCATCATTCCAATATATAGTTACAGCTCTAATTTTCATGTTCTATCCTTATTTAACAACATTCCAATGGTGACCACCGCCTCGGCGCATAGTTTCAATTGATGCCTTGTGACCCAATCCAGTCTGTCTTCTTTGCATCTTAGCTTTTCTAAACTCGTAAGCATCTTGTTTTTCAATTGTTGATTGGCTTACTTTATCTGATGTCCAGTTTTCAATCTGCTTAGCCAGAGACAAGCGTTTCTTGTTGTCGTCTGTATCCCAAAGCTTGTTGTTGATGGATCGCATAGCCATTCCTGTCCACGCTCGTATCATTTGATCTTTAAAATAAAAGTGCGTCTTGTCGGGCATCCAAGGGTAGTGCTTATGTACATCTTCGTACCTTATTTCTTTTGCGTTGATAGCCGATAGATAGGTGTGAAACCTCCAGTCCTTTACCCACGCCACGATATAAAACTCAGCGGCTTTCTTCTTATCAAATGGATCCACTGTTCTTCTCCACGTTTTGAAATTCAACTTTGTATATGCCACCGTCCATACCCCAGTCGATGCGTAGATTGCACTCGTGGTAATACGGACTAAGCGGTACACCTAAGTGATTTGTCTCAGGCTTGACGCTGTAGTATCTGCTAACTATCACCTTACCTTGATCTTCGGGCGGTAGGGTCTGTCTGTATAGCGGAGGTTTTGTTTTAGCTCCCACCGTTCTTCTCCTTGAGTTTGGCCTCTGCCCATTTTGCCCCATCCAAAAAAGACCTGTCACCTGCATACTCCTCGGGCATATCATCCCAATGCAGCCCGATCCACTCACGCTTGGGTGGCGCTTCGTAAAGTGGAATGTTGTGCATTGGCGTTTGCACATGACTGAATAAAAATTCCGCCGTTACATCTTGCTCAGAGTTAGTCATCCACGCCACAGGCTCTACCTGTTCTGCTTGCGCTATGGCTTGGCGTAGTGCTTGAATCTCAGGCAACAACTCAACCCTATACACAGCATCAATGCCAATCTCCCACAGGCTTTCAAACTTAGCCAACGCTTGCTTCATTGCTTCGATGCTCATTTCGTCTCCTCGTCTAGTGCGTAGAGTTTTGTTCCTGTTGACAAGACCATCACAGGCTTTAACTGTTCTAGCCTAAGAGCGGCTCGGTATCCCTCGTCAACGCAGTCAACGTCATACCAATGCGGCTCGCTCACTACTTCTTTAAGCGCCCGAACAACTAAAAAAATATCGTTCATTTCTTACCCCTTGCTCTGATTGCTGCGGCACATCTCTTTGCTGTCTGCTCGCTGTACTCACCCATTTTGTTTGGGTCAACGTAATAACCTTTTGGGTACTGAACAATTTGTTTGTCATAAGTTTGTTCACACAACTTCGCACACGCCTCACGCTCGTCAGCACGACCTTTCTCATACAGGTTTTCAATGTGCTGAATCAGTTTGAGGACGTTAATATCAGAGTCAAGCGTTGATCTGTTGCAAGCCCTGATCATGTTGTGCATCCATGTTTCTAGTTGATCTTCAGGCATAACCGGTATATCAATCTCCATTGTTTCGAGTGAGTCAGGGTTGATCTCATGGTCATCAGGTACAGGATCGCCCTCTGGGTGTGCAATGCTTGTAAGCGTTATGCCATCTTTCATTTCTCACCCCTTGCTCTGATTGCTTTGGCGCATTCCCTACCATCTTTTAGCTTAGACCCACGAACAGAATGAAAGACGCAACAGCCAACAATTCCATCTGGACACGGAATTTGCATTGAGTATTCTTCACGTTCCTCACACAACTTCGCACACGCCTCACGCTCAGCCAGTACCGCAGCTTGTACAACTTTGTCTACTCGCTCAAGCTCCAGTATTTTTTTAGCTGCCGTTTCGTTTATTTCTTCAATAGCGTTGTCGAAATCTGTTTTTGTCATTGGCGTTGCCATTATTCCCGCCCCCCGTTCATTGCTCGGTCAACCTGCTCGTTTAGCCTATGCTCAGTGACCATGAACAACTGATGCGTTGCTTGGTTCAGCCATCGGTAACGGTCAGCATCAACCTTCAATTCCTTGATGATCTCTGCGACCTGCGCCATCTCTTCATGCGTCATCAGGTACCCGTTCTCAAGCACCCTGAGCAATTGTTTGTAGTCCCGCATATCTCTGTTCATTTAGCCTCCGATCTTTATTGACAACCAAATAATTAAACCTACTACCAACCCCACCAACAGGATTGAACCAGTCACGATAGCAAAGGCAAGTAGTAGGTCTATCATCACAAGCAAGTAGTGGTGCAGTTTCCGTAATAGCAACATGTTGTACAGACCAACATGCGACCGCCTGAAAAGATAGTGTTTGTTGTGCAAGCCGCATAGACAGCCGTTGCGGACATGGCAAGCACCAACCCAACGATATATTTCTTCATGATGTAACTCCTAGTAGTAAGCAATTAAAAAGGATGCTGCAACAGCAACGGTAACAAACAACAACTGCCAGCGGGAAGCTTTACGTTTAAACGTCCTGCCTAACATCGCTTGCTGCAACCAAGCTGTTTCTCCGCATGGAGGAATATTCTTGGCTGAGTACGTGCCTTGTGTATACCGGCGTTCAAACCACTTGGGTTCATACGCGGAACCAATCTTGACTTTGCATTCCATGATGATCCTCAGTTGATCCGAATAACTTCAACAGTTTTTTCTGCCTTGTTCACAGAGGTCATGACTGATCCTGCACCCCATGTGTTTGTGCAAAAAGAAGATAAGGTTGATTGAATCTTGGCTACTGGGAAGTCACCGATTGGAACGATTGTTACATCACCAACGGACATATTGTCCACCTTCATCTGGCGAAACATATTGGTGAATGTGCCGTGCGGGTATACACGTTTGCTCTTCTTGGCTCTCTTTTTGGTTTTTACTAATAGATCACCTTTGATGATCGGCTCTTCGTCTTGCAACTGAATAACGTATTCAGCCCCAAGGGAGTTCAACAACACAACTGCTTTTTGTAATACTGCCTTCTGTACTGTCATCATGATTAAGCCTCTTTGTGGTTAGTTTTCCTGCGTTTCTTTACTACTGCTGCTATACCGTCTTCCGGTATTCTTTTCCTCGCCGCGATCATTGCATCTGCAAGCTCGTAGCATCTAGCCGCGTGGTCATCTACATGCTCCGGTATCCATGCTTTGGATATCATTGCAAACGCGGCAAAGAAATCTCTTAGGTCTTCGTCATTCATGTTTCACCGGACGGATCAATGGCTCAAGCCCATCGCATACCAACTGAGCGAATGACTTGCCAGACGGGAACATCATCTGTGCGCCTTTGGTTTCCCTGACAACAGCTATTGCAGTGTTTAAACCTTCATTGAAACCCTGCTCAAACTTGTCGCCGTCCCGATCCATGCGCATATAAATTCCTTCGCGAGCAACTTTGGATGAAGAGATTGCGCGATCATCTGCAAACTTCTTCATGCGTTCAGCCTCGTCAATTGGCATGTAAATCATCACTGCCTTGAGCGGCACCTTAGAACGGGTCTGTTTTTTTCCAATGCTCATACTCTTCCACCATCATGTCAAATTTTGATTTAGCGTCAGCGTTACCGTTTAGCTCCGTGCGTGATGAAATACCACACAGTTCGTAGACGGCATCGATAGCCTCCTGTTCGTTCTTGTGCTGAGCATGACCTTCCTCGCACAGCCACACCTGAAACTCACGTGTGCGGCAGAGGATGCCTGCGTGTTTGACCCTGTTGTCATAGGGTGTAGCGGTCTCATCATCTTGGATGCGAACCATTGCCACCCCGTATCGCGACCCAACGAAATCCCGCAACAGCTCTTCGGGGATCTCGTCAGGATGGATATTCAAGGTCAATACAAAGCCAGTGCGGTCTTGCTTAAGCGATACCTTAACTGCTTCGAATTGAAGTGCGTTCATAGTTTCCTCAGAAAGGGATATCGTCCTGCTCGTCAGCAACTGACGCAGCACGTTGACGGGGTTGTTCTTGTGCAGCCTTAGGTTTAAACGTGTCGACTGCTAACGACAGGTATGTCAGTCCGCTTGCAGATTGCTTCTTCCATCCTGCGATGCGAACCTTTACAACACCCTTTGATGCCTCGAGCGTGGCAAGGTCAATCAAGATATCGCCCTGATAGTCAGGTGACTGTGGGCTTTTCTTTTCCTTGTTGGCAAAGAGACTTCCGGTATTTGGTTTTGGTTGGTAAGCCATGACTACTCCTTGATGTTTGCTTTAAGGTCTGTAAAGCAGGTTTTTAAATGCTCGAATAGAGCGGGTTCAGCCTTCTTCAAGGCATCGATTTCTTTTTGGTTAGCCTTCCAAGCACCAACCAATTCCTTCTGCGAGGTTTGTTCCACTGCCCACGCGATCAGGTTATCAACAAACAACTGATGATTCGGGTTCACTGGCTCATCCTTCTGCGGGATAACAATCGCTTTGGCAGGTGTCTCTGCAGGCGCGGCGGCATCCACGGAATCATGCTCCACAATCTCCATCGCCATGAGCCAGAGGTAACGGCGCATATAGGTATGGGTTGAACCTAGGTTCTGTATTGCCTGACCCTTGCTGTTCTCAGCAAACACCATCGGGCTTGTGAACTCGATACTGCCATGACCCACGTCCTCAACATCGTAGACCGTCAGAGATGCAGTGTCGTTAGTAAACCGCACCACACCACACAACCCGACTTCGTTAAAGATCTTGTGGATAGCAGGGATAAAGTCACCAAGCTCGAAGTATTCGTAGCCTGCAAACTTGTTCTTGCCGGACTTCTTAATGTCGGAGGATAGAAACATCGTCCTTGCTTTCTGAAGCTGTTTAAACACGCTCATTGTCTTGCTCCTTGTTAAACTGTGAACACCACTTTGCTACACCGCAGAAGTTGCCAGTGCAACGCACCGACTCGCCCTTGCGGATTTCAATAAATACCTTTGCCGAGGCAACATCTTTTTCTGGCATCTCAGCAAGCAATGCCATCGCCTCATCATGTGTGTCGAGTACACGCACTGCCGACTTCCTGCCTTCTTTCTTAATCGCGTACTTGGTCTCCCTTGTCCAACGCTCTTCGTCTGAGCATTCGCGCAACTCGTTGTCCCAGTCAGCGTCCACCTTGGCTTGGCGGTGCAACTCGATACGTTCGCGGATGTATTTCTCCACATCGCTAGAATCCATTAACGCAATGGGTACTACCTGCGCACTGGCCTGTGGGTAATTCGGGTTTGTAGCGGCCTCGCGGCGGCTCCAATCGCGGATAAAAGCACAGATGCTGATTGAGGATACTTTCTTGCCCTTGATCTTGCCGACCATCCATGCGTAGATGTTCTGTTGCAAGACCCACTCGATCTTGTCTTCGCGCAATGCCCAAGCACTGGTGAACTTGTAGTCAGTGATCTTGATTGAGCCATCGACCTCTTCCTGCAGATCCATCGCGCCAGACAGGACAACACCATCGATCTCAACATACAAGCGTTCCTCTGCCTGCAGTCCATCGTTGGTCTTCTTCTCGAGCAAGTTGTGTGCCATCGTCCCCATGAGAGACCATGTCATGTCGCTGATGTCCTGCTCCATCTCTTCCCAGTGCTTAACACGCAAGCGTTGGATTCTTGGCGGGGAAATGATTTCTGTGACAGAATAGTCAGCGCGTCCCTTGCTGTATGCGCTCTTGGTCGCAAGGTCTACAAAGGGTTGCGGTAACCCGAATTTATTAGTGATCTTCATTAAGCCTCCGTATATGGAAAACAAATAATAGCAAAAGAAAAAACATCATGCAAGCACTTTCACTAATTATTTTTGGCGAGCCTGCATCAAAAAGCAACAGTCGCAGGTTAGTACGGTTTGGCTCTATGTCACGGCTGATAAAGTCTGCAAAAGCTTTGTCTTATGCTGATGCGTTTAAACAGCAAGTTGCTTCGCTGGGATACGAACCGTTCACAGAAGATGTGGTTGTCACCATGACGATCCACTATGCGTCACGCAGACCTGACCTAGACGAAAGTCTGATCCTTGATCTACTACAGGGGGTCACTTACCTGAACGACCGACAGGTAAAAGAGAAGCACATCTATTGGGGGTTGGATAAAGAGAACCCTCGATGCGAGATAACGGTCACCAAAAAATAAAGGCAGATGCCGAGGGGGACACCTGCCTTTACCGACCCTGAACAGATCTATTTCACGGAGGCTTAATCACGGGAAAGTATTGCAATGATACACCAACGAAATGCAGGATCAATACTTATGTTTGTGACTCTGTGTGGCTATTGTCGAGTTGCGAACGTTCGTATATAATTGTTGTGATAATTTAGTGTCGTGGGGGATACGGGGGTTAGCGCCCTGTATGGCATGGAAACATGAGTTCCTTGGCAGGCACTCGCACTCTTCGCCGCTCTTTGATTTCGACACTGCTTTATGTGACCCCTACTTTACTTTTGTTTTGATGTAGTGCAGAATTAGTACATCCCTTGGTCGGGGTGATAAAACAGTAAGGTTTCACATGAATACTCAGTAGGTTACTGTGCCTACCCGACCAGACTCCCTTAAAAAAGGAGTTGAGTATTCAGGTGAAGCCTTTTTTTTTAGGTTTATTATGAATAAATGTATTTTATGGCAAGGTGCTACTTGTGCAAGTGGTCGGTATGGGCGCACATCTAAAGGTGCAACAGAATTTATGGCACATCGACAAGCGTACAAAAATGCAAAAGGTGAAATACCAAAAGGAATGTGTGTTTGCCATTCTTGCGATGTAGGTCTTTGTGTAAACCCAGAACACTTATTTCTTGGTACGCACTCTGACAACATGAAAGATGCTGCCAATAAAAAAAGAAATCCTCAGATTTTTAATCAACAAGGCGAACAAAACCGAAATTCTAAATATAACCAAAAGTTTGTTGATGAAATCAGACAATACTTTAACGATCACAAGGTAAGTTTTGCTAAATTAGCTCAACACTTTGAGCTTAAATCAAAAGGACACGCTCATGCAATTGTGACTCGAAAAATTTGGAATTACTAAAAAAACAACATTTATTGAATTTGCTATATAATTAAATTGTTGTCGTGAGAGATAACGAAGCCGTTTTAGTCTGTAGCCTGATCCACTTGCGCCTTGAAAACGATAGTGGATTCTCTCACCAGGATACAGATTAAAACGGCTTTTTTGTTTTTTAAAACAGCTGTCAGGGCGCATCAGCTAATAGAGTGACCACTCGTACCCAGAACAGGTCAGTTATACATTTGTTATATAGCTTTATCCATTGTG